AAGATGTACCTTCTTTGCCTTTAGTTAATAAAGAAGCTAATTTACCTAAAACTGGTTCTTCTTTAGGTTTAGCTTTAACTAAAGACTTAAGTTCTTCTTTAGGTTTAGCTTTAACTAAAGACTTAGGTTCTTCTTTAGGTTTAGCTTTAGCTTTAACTAGAGACTTAGGTTCTTCTTTATGTTTAGCTTTTATTTTTTTTACACTCGGCGCACCTTTCGGTTGCATATGCCATGTTTCTTTTTTTCCACTTTTTGTATGAACTGGTCTTTCGAAGCCATATTTATCTAATAAACCGAGTGAATCTGCTTTATTTAAGTCTGCAGACTGCATATCTACAGCCAAGCCATAATTATGAAGACTACTACCTGGTACAGCTACACTTCCATCAGGTATACCATTATTTTTCTTAAGCATAGAATCCCATAATTTTTGTTGGGATTCTATGCTTCTATTAGCTGAATTTACCTGCATCTTCTTGCCTGTTATAGACTTAAATTCAACACCCATCATTTTTGTATTATATTTAACACTCGTATTTAATTCATCAAATCCCTTTACGGAACTTCCAGTTAATTTAAATATTTTTGATGATTTTATACTATCTATATTAGATATATCTTCTTCTTTATTACCTAATAACGAGCCTTTCTCATTTGTTTCATTAGCAGTTATATTTGCTGGTATAGATACTTTAATATCTTTAGGACCTTTTTCTATAATTGTTTTAGCAATACCTTTTTGAGAAGATATTTCGTTTTTTATAGGACTAACATTTTCAAGTTTTTTAGTATATTTTGCTTTTATTATTTTTAATCTTTTAAGCGATTTTTCTTGTTTAGAAGTATTTTCACCTTTTTCTTTTTTAACGCTTATAGATTTCTCTATACCGGATATACTACTATTTAGTCCTTTTATATTTTCTTTATATCTTTCTATTCTTGTTTTAGGCTTATATACTTCTTTTTCTTCTTTTGTATTTAATGATTTAGGTTTTTTTACTTTATCATTTTTGCCTCTAATCATATTAGCTATATCTTTAGCGTAAGAACCTATAAATAGCATTTTACCATAAGTATTTTCTATAAATTTTGCTATATATTCTTTTACACCGTCTAAAACACCGCCTAATTTATCACCCATCCATTTACCAATATCATCTGCCCAAGCTTTTACTTTATCCCATATTTTTCCAGCAAATTCTTCTATATTTTTTATGCTGAACATTTCGGATATTTTTTCTTGTAAATTAGGGAAAAACATGCCTAATAAATCCCATAACATTATTATAGGCCCTAAAAATGGTATTACTTTTGCAAGATTTTTAAATATTTTAAAGGCTACAGCTAAACCTTTACCGGCAAGTTTACCACCAGATTTTATTTTTCCACCCATAGCAAAGCCTTTATCTACTAAAGAATTTTTTATTGAGCCTATTCTTTTACCAATTGAACTCATTTTTTCATTCATTGATTCTTTAAACTTATCGAATTTGCCTCCATCATCGAATAAACCGCCTGTTGCTTTGTGTAATATATTTTTTGTACCATCTTTTGCTTTTGTAAATGTATCACTTATTTTAGAACCTATACCAGAGGTTACGTTCGCAGCTTTATTTTTTAAATTCAATAATCCGTCAGAAACTTTAGATGTAATTGATTTACTTATAGAGGCAACGGATTTTTTTACTGTTGTAAGAGCCGTAGATATACCATTTTTACCCATTTTCGCTAGTTCTGATACACAATCCATTGCCATTTTAAATGAGCCTTTAAATAGGCTAAATATACCTTTTGCTGTAAAACCGGTCAATTTAACAATGCTTGATATTATATTTTTTGATATACCAGTTATAGTTCCTAATAATGTTTTTATTGTATTAATTGGACTGATAAATAATGATGCAAGACCTAATCCGGCAACCGCACCAAGTAGAACTTCGCCTATATTTCTTTTTATAAAAGGCATTATAGTATCTTCAAAAAACGGGAATATTTTATCCTGAATAAAAGGCCATAATTTATCTTTAATAATAGGCCACATCGTTTTAGCCAGATACGCTGCACCTATAAGTTTTCCTATCATAGATAAAATACCTTTATTTTTTACTACTTTATCTTTTATTGAAACAGCTTTATCTTTTATTTTTTCTTTAGTTTCTTTTATTTTTTCTTTTATTTTACTTTTATAAGAGTGCTTTCTGTCATATTGTTCTTCTTCTTGAATTTCTAAAGATTTTTTTTGTACTTCTAAAAGTTCTTCATCTCTTGATTTTTTATCTTCTATACTTTTAGCAAAACCTTTTATTTCTTTTACATCTTTTTCTATATTACTTACTTTTTTAAGAACGATATTTGAATTTTCATCTCTATAAGCGTTTATATCTTCAGTAGTTACTTTATTAGGGTTTTGCAAAATACAGCTCCTTTATTTAATATTTATATCCATAATAAGTTAGGAATATAAGTATAATCTTTTACTTCTTCTTCTGAACAAGAAGAACAAACAAAATTATAATCTAGATCTAGTACATCTATCATTTTCTGATATTCTTCAAAAAGTTCATCAAAAATTCTAGTAGGTAATTTATCTACAAATTTATGTAATTCTCTAAAACTAAACTTTTCGTGTAATTCGCCATCTATTTCTATAGAATTTATATGTAATAAAAAATCAGTAAATACATATTGTACTATTCCGTCTTCTATTTTTAATTTATCTTTATCATCATTACTTTTAATGGGTCCCATATTAAAAACCAAGTTATCTATTTTAACTTCTTTAAAATTTGCTTCTTTATATTTCATTATATCACTAATATTAATATCTACAGTATTTTTTGCTTCACAATTCGAACACTCTATTATATCTGTAAATTCATCACCTATAGATTTTATTCTTATATCTATTAATAGTTTCTTTTGTTGCGATGCAGATAAAACCAAATCTTTATTTTCTACACACGGCTTTATAAGAACATCATATACCATTTTATCTGTTAATTCATTGCCTTCTTTTTCAACAAGTTGCAAATATTTTCTTTCGTCTTTTGCTGTCCATTCTTTAAATTTAACTTCTAAATTGCCTATATTTGAAACGTTGTCGTATCCGACTTCATATACTAAACTCATATTTATCCTTTATTTTTATTTATATTATAATCTTTACTAATAATTATTACTTATTTTGCTCTTCTAATGTTTTTGATAATAAGCTAAAAAATATATCTCTCTCAAATGGTAACATACTATCTATTTCGAATGTACTATATTTACCAAAAAATTTCATATTATTATAAAACCTATAAAGAGAATCTAAGTCAGATTCTATAATTACAGCCACAAAAAATTTGTAATATCACCAAAATCTATATTGTTTTCTTTTGAGCATATAGCACAGTTGCTTATATATGAAAATTCTATACTACTTTTCATATTTGTAAATTTACTAAAAAGTTCATCGAATATATAACTAGGTAAACTTTCTATAAAAGTAAATAATTCTTCATAAGAAAAGGTGTCTTCCATTCTATCATCTATTTCTATAGCATGTATATGTAGAATTAACTCAATAAAAGATTTTTCTATGGATGTTGAATCCGACGAATCTAGTCTAGATTTTAAATTTTCTGACTGAATATCGCCAAATATAAATGTCATATTCTCTATACTTATATCTTCGTATCTAGATTCTTTAAATTTAACGATTTTATCGAAGCTTATATCTATGTCATTTACATTATTACAATGTGAACAAGCATATTTCATCGGGAATGTACTACCTAGTGATTTTTTTCTTATTTCTATTATAAGCATTTTTTGCTCATCGTTTGTTAGAACGACATTTTTATCTTCTAAACAGGGTCTTATTAATATATCAAATAATAATTTTTCTGTAATTGTTTCTTCAGACTCTATAGCTATAAGATATTCTTTTTCGTTTTTTGTTGTCCATGGTCTAAATTTAAATTTTTTGTTGCCAAGATTAGCCGTAAAATTATATTCTTCACTATATGTATTTAACGCCATATACTATCCTTTTTGTTTATTATAAATATATTTATAACGATATGAATACAGAGAGGATAGTATATGGCGGCGGCAATTAATTTAATAAATTCTTTAAATTGGCAAGATCCAAGTAAATTTCAAGTACATATAACGGGAGCGGGCGCAGAAAAAGCGAACTTTTCTAGTGTACACCCTACAATATTAACAGCAGCAGTAACATCTATTACTCTTGCTGAAATAAATACTTCTCCAGTAGAAGAATATATAGGTGAAGAATGGAGATTTGCTACAGGCAGACTTGAGAATTACCTATTAACTATTACAATGAAAGATTATGATAACTTTAAAATATATAAGTTATGGGCTAATGCTATACAAAATTTTGCAAGAGAATACCCTGATGATCAGAAAATTAATGTTGAGGTTAAAACAGCACAGGATTTCGATATAAACAATTTGGTTAGAATATTAGAGTTTAAAGATTGTATATTAACGACTGTTTCAGGACCAACACTTGATAACTCAGCAGTTGCTTCTATAGCAGAATTTTCAGTAACACTTAAATGTTCATATATAAACTTATAAGGAGTACTTAATGGGTAAACTAGACGATTTAAAAAAGACCCTTGGTATGGGCGCTAGAAGTAATAAATACAAAATAATACTTTCTTCTCCTAGCGGTGGTCCTGATGGAGAAGAAATTAATACATTAGCTAAGTCAACAACAATACCCGGTAGGAGCTTTAACGATATACAAGTATGGTACCAAGGTAGACTAATAACAGTTGCAGGCGATGCACAATATGATAGTACATGGAGTGTTACATTTTTAGATGATGAAAAACATAGTCTTAGGACTAAATTTAATAATTGGATGGAATTTATAGATTCTGTTAAAAACGATAAGAGGATATCAACAGATAATCCTTCATATATGACAAGCGTTAAGCTATCGCAGTTGAGCAGTGTAACAGGTTATCCAACGGCTACATATGAATTATATGATGTTTATCCAAAATCAATGTCTGATATAAGTTTTTCAGATGATAATAGTTCACTTATAGAGTTTACTATAGAATTCAACTTCAGCTACTGGGAGAAGATATAAATATAAAAAAGTATCGAAAGATATTTAATAAAAATAGTGGAGGTACACAATGGGTGTATTAGATGATTTAAAAACAAACTTAGGTATGGGGGCAAGAGGTAATAAATATAAAGTTATGATTGCTGCTCCTGTAGGAAATTCCGATGATGCTATTATAGATACAATTTGTAAAGGTGCATCTATACCTGCTAAAACAATGGGACAAATAGAAGTATGGAACCAAGGTAGAAAACTTATAATTGCTGGTGACGCACAGTTCGAAAATACTTGGTCTTTAACTTTCTGGAATACGCAAGATTTATCTTTAAGAAATTCTTTCGATGATTGGATTACTTTTATAGATAGTGTAGAAACAAATACTAGAGGTGCTGTAGAACATAAGGACTATATGACTGAGGGAGCTAAAGTACAACAATTATCTGCAACAGATAATTCTGTAGTTGCTACGTACGAATTTAAAAATTTATGGCCAACAAATATATCTTCTATAGAATTAGCAGATGACGCTGTTGACGCAATAACGGAATTTACAGTCGACTTTGCTTATAGTCACTGGATAAAAGTATAAAATATTTAATCCCAATATATTGGGATTAAATACAAAGTAAGAAATTTATTATAATATTCTTACTTTTTATTTAAAATGTATAAATAAAATAAAAATAGGAAATTAAAATATGATTAACGTTATTAACGAACTATCTTCTTACTTTGTAAAAAACGGCGAGGATATCGATAGTACTGTATTAAATAGACCATTAATAAAAATGGCGTCTTTAATAGATACAGGTGGATTAACAGACCAAAGCGTTTTTACTGGAATAAACATTACATCTGTGAATTTAGATGCTAATGTTCAGATAAATGATTTTGTTTATATGAATGAGACAACAAAACTATGGGAAAAAGCTTCTATAGTAAATCCTGCTACAGCTATATATGTACAAATAGCAGGCGATGATATTATAGCTTTTTCAGGAACGGTTGAGTATAAAGGTGCAATAAAAGGTAAAAAATACTATTTAGATGCGACAACACCTGGACTAATACAAGATATATTTTATGAAGGCGCTGCATACGTCGCTACAGCTATAGACACAGACAGAATAAAACTTATATTATCTAATGAAGATAAATTAAATGGTTTAACATCTTCACAATTTATAAGATCTGATTCAGATACTAGTATAAATGGTAATATAGAATTAATAAAATCATTATATTCAAAAGATATAGGCGCTATAGATATAGATAAAATAAATTCTAACATATATAATAATACATCTGTAGAAACGGGCTATATAAAAATAAAATTGCCTACAACTTGGAATAGTACAACTATAAAATTTGATTTAGAAATTTATGATAATGTTGGTGAATCAAAAACAATAACTATCGGCGGTAGAAATGATACACCTGATAATATATGGTCTAATGTATTCGCAACACAAAAAGGCTCGTCAAAAACATTCTATAATATTCATTTTGGGGATGACGGCGATACGAACTGTATCTATATAGGAGATATAAACACTGTATGGGATAATGTAGTTATAACGCCTAAAAATTTTATAGGTGCTTCAGTTTATGCTTTAGACATATGGTTAAATAAATGGTATATATCTGTTGTATCTATTCTTGGTACTATAAGTTCGACTGTTAAATCAAACCTTGTTTCTACTTTATCTCTTGATACAGAGTTATTTGCAGGCGAACCTATTACTAATTTTATAAGAACAGGCTCTGTAAATCAGCCTATATCTATTGGTTTATCAGCTACTGGTTTAGAAAGTTATTTTCAAAAAAAATCTACAGCGTTACATGAAGGACAAGCATATCTTAATGCATCATGGATTTATACAAACGCTATAGAAGCACAAGGAGAAAGAGATTCTCTAAGTACTGGTATAGCAATAGGTATGGACAATGTATTTAACACAACACCTGATAATATAACTTTATATACTAATGGCTTAGAAAGAATAAGAACTAATTCTACGCAAACAGATATATATACTCCAACAACAGTAAATGGTAATATATCTGTAAATGGTAATATAAACTCTCTAAGTTCTTCTTTATTATTAAATTCTTTAGGAGACGGTGTTAGTAAAATAGGTTTAATAGACTCATTTAATTCCCAAGACATACTTACATACGACGAAAGTACCTCTATTGCAACAATGCTCCCTTCTAAAGGAACTATAGAAATAGGTAGCGATATAAAAAATGTAGATAATGTATTGAGAATGATATCTTCAGATACAAACAGAAACTATATAGAAATGATTACAGCTGGTCAAGGTTCATCTGAAATATTCTTTGGACAAACACAGTATGTTGGTTCTGGTATTTTATATAATGGTAATGATACGCCAAATAATATAGGTAATGCAGACGATACAGTATTTTATAGAGTTAATTCTGGTACTAAATTATCTATGTTTAGGTGGCATAATACAGAAGATTATGTTACATTCGATAATGTTCCTAGTGTACAAACTTCGACAACAACAAGAGTTGCTGTATCTTTAGCTGATCATACACACCCTGCATCAGAATTAGGAACATTAGGTGGATTAACGTCGGCAGACTTTATTAGAAGCACGGCAGAAAGTACTGCAACATCAGCTGTTTCAATAGGTAATACGGGTAGAGGACAAGGCATTACTTCTTCTATGCCTACATTACAAAGTGTTTTTCAAGGTAATAGTACTATACATAATAACGAAGCATATCTTAATGCATCATGGATTTATACAAACGCTATAGAAGCTTCAAATGAGAGAGGAACTAATAGTACTGGTATAGCAATAGGTCTTGACGGTACGTTTAACTCTACAAATACGAATATAACATTATATACTAATGGTACAGAGAGACTTAGATTAGATGAGGCAGGTAATATAAATCTAACAGGTATACTTAATACTAATGATAAATTAAACGTTAATTCCGGTATGATAGCTAATTCTAACGTAACGTTTAATTCTTCTTATTTAGCTACAGACGCGAGTGGTATGGGTTTTGTTTCTATATTAGATGCACTAACATTAGAAGAGGTATTAACTTATAGAGAAAGTACAACAACAATAGAACTTGCAAAAAATGCAGGAACAATAGAAGTTGGTAGTACAGTAAAAGCTCAAGATAATATTATAAGAATGAAAACAGATAATACCCATAAGAATATTATAGAAATGACTACGTCAGGTCAAGGTTCATCAGAACTATTTTTAGGACAAAGTATTGACTTTGGTTCTGGTATTTTATATAATGGTAATGATACACCTGATGATCTTAAAACAGCTGATTGGACTGTATTCTATAAAAGCACAAACTCAATAAAAACACCTTTATTTGGTTGGCATAATAATCATAGCTATGTTTCTTTTGAACAAACACCTGTTGTTAATGGTATAAAATTCTCATTAGAAGGTCATACGCATGATTTCGGTAGTACAATTGATGCAGCAACATTTGGTGGCGAATTACCTAGTTTTTATCTTAGTACGATAAGCACAGCTTATGACTCTGATAGATTAGGTGGAAAGCTTGCAGCAGAATATCTACTATCTTCTGGTACTATACAAAATTCACTTAATTTGGCAGGTATACCAGCAGCAGATTATGCATTAGATTCTGAGGTAGCTGGTATATATTTAAAAATAACTGACGCTGAAGACCAAATGGGCCCATTAAATGATGGTGTAAACCCTGCTGGTTACTTAAAATACTCAAAGAATGTATATGATAATACTAATCCAGCAAGTCCTATACTAACATCAGTAAGCACTCAAACTGTTAATACAAAGATAATTATTAACGATCCTACGGTTTCACCTATGACTAACCTAGATGAACCTAGTTTATACATAATGCACAAACAAAATACAGGTGCTTCATACGGTATATTGGTTGATATGGATGGTGACCCTGCATCTGCTGGTGATGCAGATAAACTTATAGAATTAAGATCAAATCCAAACGGTACATTAGCAGGCGAATTAGACCCTATTACAGGTTTATTATTAAGACCCTCAGATATAAAGTTTACTGTATGGGGAGATGGCGAAACATATATAGCTGGAAAAATAACTATAGATGGTTCAATAACAGGTAAAAATGGTTTAAATATAACACTTGGCGGAGCAACTATTATAGGTGATACAAGTATAACAGGACACGTCAATGCGAGCGGTACGCTAACTGCTGGTTTAGGAGCAAATATAACAGGTGATATAGTTGTAACAGGTGGAATAACAACTAGCTTAGGTATAAACGTAACAGGTAATTCAAGTATAATAGGTGATATGTTTGTTGACGGTGTATCGACCCTTGTTAGTGAATTTTATGAGTTAGCGGACTTATCTTCATATACTGGTTCAACACCTATAGCAACACCTATAGCAAAAATAAAAGCCTTAACAGGGATAACATATACAAGAAACGATGTAGCAGATACAACAACAGTACATGCTGGTATAGCTGCACAAGATTTACAAGTACAGTTACCAGAAGTAACAAGTACAACAACAATAGGTGGAGTAACAAAAGCGACTGTTTCATATGGTCGTATATCAGCTCTTTTAATAGAAGGAATTAAGGCTCAACAAGTAGAAATAGATACACTAAATACTACAGCAACAGGTTTAAGAAACGATTTAACTTTAGCTCAAGCAGATACAGTTAATTTACAGACAGGCTTAAATCAGGCTAATCTAGATATAGGTTCAGCAAATGCTCTTATAGCAGCGTTAGAACAACGTGTATTTAACTTGGAACATCCAGTTATATAACTGGATTATTCTATAGTATAATAATCATATTTTATATTAATACCAACCGTTAATATTTCGTCTTCTGACGTTGTAGAAAACGCTACATCTTCTATTGTTTCTAGAATACAATTTTTAAACGATAACTTTAATACTCTATTAGAATTATCGTCATGTATTTCTAACCATGAGTCTTCGGATATACTTATACCGTTTGTTGTCGTAGGGTCTCTCATTTTTTGTAAAGAAGATACTATTTCTATCCAGTTTTTTAAGTCTTCGTCAAGTATAATATTAATATACAAATTGTTATATGTTAATGTGTCACCTTGAATATTACCGAAAACAGCTCTTTTAGCTACTTCTATATGATTAAAACTTATTCCTGGTAGATTACATTCTTGAACAGAATAAACTGTTGACTCTCCGAATAGGTTCGTACCAAACGCAAAGTTGGATGTGTGCGCAAAGTTTCTTAAATTAGGCATTTTATATTTCCTCTTTTGTAATATTTATAAAAAAGTAAGTAATTATATTATATAATAATATTATAAACACTTATAATAAGGATAATAATGTCTAAGAATAAAAATAAAAAAGTTTCTATAAGAGAGTTTGTTTCAGAGGAAGAATTAAAATTTAATATATATTTTTTAAAATATTCTTCAATGTTAAAAGATATTAGAAATAAGACCCAAGAAGAGATTTTTGATAAAACAAACGCGGAAAGACAGAAACGAATAAAATCAATAAGTAGGGATTTAGAAAAAGCAATTAAAGATAAAAATGAAACAGAGATAGCATCTTTAGAGAAAAACTTAGAATATATACAAACGTTAAAATCGCATTATACTGAAAAAGATATATTTAAAATGTTTGAAGAGCAAAAAAGTTTATTTATTTCGTTTTTGAATAATAAAATAGAAGAAACGAATCAGAATAAATATAAAGAAATACTTGAATATGTAGAAAAAACAGAATTAACAGAAAACGCTTCTAAAGAAAAATTTGGTGTAATGCTTATGTTAATTATAAAAAATTTAGGAACAATGCCTTCATTTAGTGGTTATACAGAAAATTGGAAAACTGATTTTTATTCAAATGCTGTTGAAAAAACACTTCTTTATATACATAATTTTGATGAGAATCTTTTATCTAAGAGAACAGGTGGAAAAAGCAAAGCATTTGCTTATATTACGCAAATATGTTTTAATGCATTTGTAAATGTAATAAACATAAGAAAAAAAGAAGAAAGTTTTTTAAAAGATGAAATATCTTCTGCAGCTGCTAAGACAGAAGGTGTCAGAAACAATTTCAAATTTGAACATATAGACACATTAGAAGAGAAAAATAAACTTGTTATACAGTTAGACGGAAAAGACAATATAAAAGATGTTATTGAATCGAACATAAAGTATATAAAACATTCTAATAAAAATTTAGAAGAAAGAGAAAATATACAATATGAAATAGACACATTAGCTGATATACCTGAAAAAAATACGGTTGATTATAATGACTATATAGAATATCTAAAATCATCCATGCCGCCTTTAATCGAGGATGTTAAAATAAATGAATTATCTATAATAAAAGAGAATGAAGAAGATATAATAGATTTTGATATATCAGATTATTCAGACGATAATCTAAATATAAGTATAGTATCACCAATAAATAAAGACAGCAACAAAAAAGTTAAAGAAGTAAAAGAAGAAATACCTAATATAGAAGATGTTTTCGATGAATGGTAAAAATATAGAAGGAAAATTAATACTTTTGGGCGATTGTCACTTTGGTATAAAGAAATTTAATATAGATGTATTAAAAGACCAGTTAAAATTTATAAACAAACAGGTTATACCATATATGATAGATAATAATATAAATGTTATATTTCAGTTAGGAGATCTATTTGATAACAGAACTACAACAGATATAAATTTTTTAAACGTTATCCAGAAGGAATTTTTCGATAAATTAAAAGAAAATAATATAATATTACATTCTTTGGTAGGAAACCATGACATTTACTATAGAGAATCTAGAGATATAACACTTGTTAGATTTTTTAAAGAATTATATCCTGATAACTTTGTACTTTATGAAAATAGAGAATATATTACAATAAATAGTAACAAAACTTATGTTGTTCCATGGATAACTAAAGATGAAGATTTTACATATGACGAAATAAAAGATTCTCATAATATTTTAGGTCATTTCGAAATACGTAATTTTTCGCTTGTTAAAGGTCATGTTGATGAAAATTCCAAATTAACCGTTGATTTTTTTACTAAGAATACAAAAGTTAGAAATGTTTTTAGTGGCCATTATCATATAAAAGATACAAAAGGTTTAGTAAAGTATTTAGGTACACCTTGGCAAAATAATTATAGTGATTATGAAGAGAGTAAAGGCTTTTATGTATGGGACGAATTTGATACATTAGAGTTTTTTGAGAATACTTCTTCTAAAAAATTTATAAAAGTAAAATATAATGATGAGAAAAATACTGATAGAAACATAGAAGTTTCAGGTTTATTTAAACATAGAAAATTATTAACAGACGAAGAATATAAAGATTTACTCCCTGTGTTAAAAAACCATGAGATAAAATTCTTTATAAACAAATCAAAAGATAGACATTTTGATGATATTTTATATTCTATGAACGAATCTGGTATAAAAAGTACTGTTGTAAATAATGAAGAACTTTCTGAACTAATTGGTACAGATTATATTGAAGAAACAGAATTAGATATAAGTGACACAAGAACTTTAATAATAGAAACGGTAAAGTCTAATAAAGACTCTTTATTGCCGTTATTAAATAGCATTTTAGTTGATATCGATAGAACTATAAATAAAGACTTATAAAAAGGAATTATATGAATATAATATTCGAAAAATTGAAATTTAAAAATTTAATGTCATACGGTGATAAATTTACGGAAATAGATTTTAATAATGGTATAGACCTTTTGGAGGGAAAAAATGCATCCGGAAAATCGAGCATTCCGGATGCATTGTTTTATTCACTTTTTGGTAAACCTTTTAGAAAAGTAAAAACATCTTCTTTAATAAACAGATTAAGCAAAAAAAATCTTGAATGCCAATTAACATTTGCTGTAGATAGTAAAAAATATAAGATTATAAGAGGTATTAAACCTAATAAATTTGAAATATATGTTTCTTGTGAAGAAGAATTCACACTTATAGAACAAAGGGCAGCAACAAAAGATTATCAGAAATATTTGGAAGAAGATATTCTTAAGTTAAATGATACAATTTTTAGACAATTAATAGTACTCGGCGCAAATATTCCTTCTTCAAAACCGTTCATGGAACTGAGTTCTTCTGAGAAAGAATCTTTATTCCAGGTATTAACAGACACATCTATATTTGGTTTTATAAAGCAAAATATAAAAAATAGAATATCAGAAAATAAACAGACAATAAAAGACTTACAATATAAAACGGATATATTAAAAAGTTCTATAGAATCTGAAACACTTATGATAGAACAAGCAGAAAAACAAAATGAAGACTTTAAAACTCATCATAAAGATAATATATCTGAAACTAAAAATAATATAGAATCTGCTAAAGATAATATAGATAAATGTAATAATGGTTTACAAAAACTAAAAGAACTTAAAGTAGAATATGATGAAAAAAACTTATTATTTCAAAAACTAGAAGAAGATTTTGCAAGTAAACAGAAAAAAGATTCAGAAATAATAAATAAACTTAGAGATAATAGCTTTAAAGAATACAATGATAATATATCTAAAATAGAAGAAGATTATAATAGCTTAAATTATGATGAGTATTTAAGGGAAATAGATAATTATAAATCCCTAATAATAGAAGATACAAAAAATAAACATAATCTAGACCTAAAAATAAAGACAATAGAGTCTGCGGAGAAGGACTCTATAAAGTGCGTATCTTGTAGTACAACAAATTATTTAATGGATATATCTGAAGATGAGGTGAAATGTAAAGTACATTATAAAGAAGATATACAAAAAATAATGGATAATACTAACGATTTACAGACAAAAATAAATAAAAAAGAAAAAGAGCTTAAGACATTAAAAGAAAAAGATATTGCGTTATATAATTCAAAAAAAGAAAAAGAGTTAAATAACAAGATAACTAAAGAACAAGAAATAAAAGCTAAGAATGAAAATATATTAGAAATGTATAAAGAAGAAAGAAATAAAATAGATGAAACGAGATTGATAGTAGATTCTTATAGAGAAAAATTGTTAAATGGTAAGAGAGTAAAGGAAGTTTTAGAAGATAATAAGGAAAAATTTGATTTTTACTCAAATAAACTTGTAGAGCTTGAAAGTGTAAAAATTGTAGAAATAAATTATGATTCATTAAATGAAAAAAATGAAAATTTTACACTATTCTCTGAAGATTTAAATAATGCAATTTTATTAGCTGATGATTTAATATATTTAGAGAAATTAATAAATGGTAATAATCTAAAAGGCGCAGTTATTAAAAAACAGATACCATTTTTAAATAAAGGTATTAATCATTTCCTAGAGTTATTCAGTATGGTAGATTATAGTTTTGTTATAGATGAAAATTTTAAAGAAACTCTAATAACTAAAGACGACAATTCAGAATTTAATTCTCTTAGTAACGGACAAAAATCTAGAATATCGTTTAGTATAATGTTTGCATTTTTGAAACTAATAGAAGAAAGAAACGGTGTTAAAACTAATTTATTAATATTAGATGAAGTTTTAGATAGTTCTGTAGACTCATCTGGTAGAGAAGAGTTACTAGAAATATTAAGTAGAGAATTTAGTAATAAAAAAGATATTATTATTATATCACACAACGACCAAGTAAAAGAAAAAATAGAATTATTCGACAGACTAATAACTGTTACTAGAGACAAATTTAGTACAATAAACATTGAAGAAATTTAAGTAATTATTTAGTATAATATAATATTAATAAAAAGGATATAAATGATAACATTATTTGAAGGTCTAGATAATACAGGAAAATCTACACAAATACAAAACTTAATTGAGCACTATAAAGATAGAATATTTCATAAAATTCATTATAGTGCTGTAAAAACTTTATCTAGTGACGAAGCTGAGACGTATTCTAAAAAACTTTATACTGATATGTTTAAAATTATTTCGGAATGTAATAAAGATAGAAATATTGTTTTCGATAGAGCTCATCTTGGTGAATACGTATATGGTAAAATATATAGAAATTATGATGCAAATTGGACATTTGATTTAGAAGTAGATAAAGATACAACTTTTTTAATTGTTTTAGTCGATGAGCCTAAAAATGTTTTATATAGAGAAGACGGTTTAAGTTTATCTAAGTCTGATAATATAGAAGAGTCTATTAGAAAAATATCTTATGAGAAACAAAGATTTGAAGAAGCATATAATAAATCAACATTGACTAATAAGATACTTATTAATATTGATGGTCTTGATATTGAACAAGTAAAAGATATAATAATTAACTTTATAGAAGGAAAATAATGCTAAACTTAGACAAAATAAAAGGCGGCCAAATTATTTCTTTGACTAAAAAAATAACGTCAAAGAAATATGGATATGCACCTGCTCAAGCTGTTGTTGAACACTATGCTGACTTATTAGATTGTGAAGTTATGTATGACGGCAAGATAAGTTGTAATGATAAACCGTTAATAATTTATTTAAACAATGATTATTTTGGTGGAAAAGCTTTGAATTTGTATGATGGGTTACATGATATAATTTACAACTCTCTTAATTCAATTATAGAGAATGATAATGTTTATTCATTGATATACAAAATACCTGAAGGTTTTATAGAAAGTTTATCAAATAGACTAAACAATCCTAGTACATATCATAAATTTAATGAAGAGTTTGTGGCTAAAGCTCAAGAAAAACTTAGAAATATTACAGTAATTGAACCAAATAATATACCTAGCGAGTCTATTTTATATGGAGATTCTCATGGCGTAACGGTTGTATCTAGTGGAACTCCTTATAATAAATTGATGGGTAAAACACTTTATTCTGTTACTAAAAATAACCTTCTGAAAGAATATGCTATTGATAGCAACAGGAAAAAAATAGAATTTATGTTTGGTTCTGTTGACATTCGTCATCACTTATGTAGAACAGATAATGGATATAAATCATTAGATGGTATTTTAAAGAAGTATATTGAAGATTGTGAATGGATATTATCAAATACTGAAGTAGAAGAAGTAACTATTCATTGTCCTACACCTATAGAACCTGAGGCTAGAAGAATACCCAAAGGAACATATTATAAAGATACTCCTTTTTATGGCTCAAGAGAAGATAGAGCAAAACTTACATTATATTTTATTCAGGAATTAGAAGCCATAGCTAAGCCCGGTATTTTAATAAAGACATATCCAAAACATTGGTATGAACTAGATCCAGTTCAATATGAGTTATTATTAGAAAAACATCAAGGAGCCCATGTTTCATGGAAATATAGCAGAATTAATGATTTCGGACAGAAAAAATTAAAAGAATTAAAGATATAATATCCATTAAATCAAACGAAAAAGGAAAGTAAATGAAAAAAATAAACGATATTAAAAAAGAGCTAATTGAAAAATTAAAAAATGAAGATTTTGTTATAGACAAAACAGATTCTAAAACAGTTGAGTTAGTTGGAGAGTCGTATATAGCAGATGAAGAAGTTATATTTGGTACATTGAATATGGATTATGCGATAAGAGAGGTTATTTGGTACGAATCTCAATCTTTGAATGTTTATGATTTACCTAAAACACCCTTGATTTGGAAACAGGTTTCAGACTCTAGAGGATATATTAACTCAAATTATGGTTATGTTATATATTCTGAAGAAAATGGCAATCAATATAAACACTGTTTAAGAACTCTTAGAAAAGACAAAGATTCAAGAAGAGCTATGATGATTTATACTAGACCATCTATGCAATGGGAATTTAATAAGAATGGTATGTCTGATTTTATGTGTACTAACTCTGTTCAAATTTTAATAAGAGACAATAAACTTGACTATATTTTAAACCAACGTTCTTGCGACGCTGTTTTTGGCGCCAAGAATGATTTGTACTGGGCAAGACATGTACAAAACAAACTAGTAGAAGAACTCGTATTTGACTATCCTGAATTAGAAGCTGGAAATATTATACATCAAGTTGGATCTCTCCATGTTTATTCTCGTCATTTTCATCTAATCGACGAAAATTATAGAGAATCCTAGAAATTTTTGAAATTACAAATTCATAAATATAACCATATATAGCAAAAGGAAAAATATGTTTAAATTAAATACAAATAAACTATTTACAAACCAATCATTAGAGCCTATACGAGATACAGACATATATACTGTTACTGATAATAATTATCTAAAAAATCTTACAACGTCAGAAACTGTATTACACGCAAATAAACATGCTTCTGAGCATAAACATGACGGTTTAGACGAGGTCTATATATTTTTAGAAGGAATTGGTAGAATACAAATAGATGAATCCATGTATGATATATCTCCGGGAGATATATATCACGTAAATGGTGGAGAGTTTCATAAGGTATATAACGATAATGATACAGATTTACGTTTTATAGCAATATGCCAAAAATACGATAGAGAGGAAAATAAGAATGATATTAGATAAAAACAAAGTTGCTGTTATAAAATTAGGTTCTAGAATAGCATATGGTGGAACAAGCGGCGGATCAGGCGAAGCTCTCGCTATTATAGATATGCTAGAAAAAGGCGGAGCACTTGTAACAGCATTTACAAAAGTACTAAAAAAAGATAAAGATATACCTAATATAGAAGTAAAAGATATAATAGATAATATTGATATTATAAATGCAGACAATTTTGATACATTAGTCGTATTAAACGGTTCTGTAAATTATTTTGGTGGAGCAGAAGATGAAGCTCAGATATTAAACTATAAAGCAATGACTAATTTTTCTAAATCTGGTGGAACAATAAACTATATATATTGTGATCCAAATCTTACTTTAAAAGAGACATGGAATAGCGTAGTAAAAAAACCATGGGGATCTAAATATAAACAAGAAGAAATAGAGTTAGCTGATACTCCTATAAGATATATTTCACAACCAAAGTTAACGTCTATTAAGGAAAAAATAAAGGAAAAAACAAAAATAAATGTTACAGATATGATACATTATCCATTTGAATTATTCCCATTATTATCTGATAAAAAAATAGATGTACCATTGTCTCAAAAAAAATATAATTTATTATACGGTGGTACATTTAGAGGTGGAAAAAGACAAGAAGATATGATAAAGTTTTATTTCGGGCAAGATAATACTACGATGTTTGGTAATATTAAAGAAAAAGATTTTAATATTAAAAAAGTAGAAGCTCAAGGTTTTACTATAGCAGATATACCTAAATTAGAGAAAGCAGTAAAATATGATGATTTTAATAGTAAAATGTCAGAAGCTAAAGCAACAGTTATTATTGGAGACAAATATTATAAAGAGATAGACGATTTGGCTCAACGTATATATGAATCAATTCAAGCTGGTATAGTTACATTTATAGACGAGGATTATGATAGAACAAAAAGAGTTTTTAAAGATAAAAGATTAGCAAATTTTTTATATGTTAAAAATGGGGAAGATGTTAAGAAAAAACTTGATGTAATAAATACATGGACGGATGAACAATATAAGCTTTTTGTTGATCATCAGAGAAAAGATACAGAATTAGATAATTCTTATTGTAAAAATTTTGTTGAAACTGTTATTAAATAAATTAAAGGAAATATATGAAAGTTGTAATTTTTAGTGGCGGCTCTGGTAGTACCGAAATACAAAAAGGATTAATGCAATACCCAGAGATAGATGTGGATATAATAGTAAATGGATATGATAATGGCAAATCTACGGGAGCTATAAGAAAAATGTTTAATGGTAAAATATTAGGACCTTCTGATATAAGAAAAAATCAATTTAATCAATATAAACTTCAATATAAAGATAGTAAATTAACAGAATTTTTAGATTATAGATTTACTAGTGAACATCCTAAAAATTTTATAGAAGAATATTGGCAACGAAAAAATATACCAAGTTTTTTTAGAGATGTTGTTAATAGATATTTTAATAATCCTAAAACTAATAACATCGTATATGAAGATTTTAGTATAGGAAACATCATATATGGACAATTAGCTCATGAAAATAATAATTCTATGCAGGCCGCAGCAGATATTATTAGAAAACAATTAAATATTAAGAATAGAATATTGGTTAATTCAGACGAAAGCTTATTTTTATATGCTGAATGCGAAGATGGTAATTTTTTATATGATGAAGCAGATATAGTTGAGCATAATTCTAAAAATAGAATTAAAGATATTGGTTTTTTTAAAGACTCTGAAAAAGTTACACACAGTACTTTTAATGAAGAAACCATAGAGTCAGTTAATAATGCAGATATTATTATTTTTAGTTCTGGTACACAATGGAGTAGTTTAATACCAACTTATAAATCTTATAATGGAGATTTATCATTTAAAGATTTAATTTTAGCTAGTAAAGCAGATAAATGTCTTGTTATGAATAGTACAAATGACAAAGATATGATAGATTCAGATGCAAACGATATTTTAAATATATTAGAAAGATATTTAAATATGCATGATATTAAAACTGTTATAGATAAAGATGCTGTTGAGGGTCTTAATACAGTTAATGGATATAATAATATATCTTTTTCTTTATCTGGTAATAATGATAAACATAACGGAAATTTACTCATAGATAGTATATTAAAAGACTATTACGGTTATCCTACAAATAAAGATTTATTTATTTTTGATTGGGACGATACCATAAAAGCCAGAAAAAATAAACATTTAGATATCTCTAAGTCTAATATAAAGAAAGTAAAAAATATTGATTCAATTATTGTTACAGGTAATACACATCATGGTATAGACATGTCTAGAGTATATGCTGACGCAGGTATAAATCTTTATAAAGATGGAACATTTAAATATTGTGTTAATAAGTCACTAAGTATAGATAAGTATTTTATAGATATTAAAAAAATAATAAACGATATTGGCTTTGATGATTCAAAGATACAAAATAGAGGAAATACATGTATTTCTATTAAACCTTTAGATAATGAATATAGAAAGGCTATATGTAGATTATTAAATATTCTAATACCAGAAAATCTTGTTGCAAAAATTAATGGTAATACAACAATTGATATAATGAATAAAGAAACAGACAAGATATTTTCAGTCAAAGAAATAATAAATAATAATAGAGAAAGAAGAGTCTATTATATAGGCGATGAATATGAAGAAGGTAATGATTCTACTATATATAATTTAAAAAACGATATAGGTTTAGAAAAGTTTATAAAAGTAAATAGCGTTTTTGATACTAAATTATTTCTTAAACTTATAGAAGAATAAGCGTAATGGATTTATTAATATTAGCAGCCGGTAAAGGTTCTAGAATGAATTCAGAACTTCCAAAAGCGTTACATAAGACACTAAATAACGATAATAATATCAATAATATATACAATATGTGTAAAGATTTATTTGACAATATAAGAGTTGTCATAAACACTTCAGATGTTAAGCTATTTGGAGATAATATAAACAAAAATATAGATATTATAGTTATATCATCAGGTTTAGGTTCTGGACATGCAGTTAAAGCTTCTTTAGAAGATAATGCAAATACATCTAAAGAATTTTGCTTAATTTGGGGAGATGCTATAGTATCAGATAATACTATAATTAAAGAGTTAATAGAATATCCTTCAGATTGTGCTATACCTGTTGTAAGTATAAAAGATCCTTATGTTTCTTTTAAATGTGACTCTAATTTAAATGCTAAATCTGTTGATTTTTCAAAGTATGGTGAAACAAACATAAATGGCTTACAAGATAAGTGTATATTTAAATTTAATAAGAAAAAATTATATAAAGCATTAGAGAATTTTCATAATTGTACATATAAAGATGGTAGATATATAACTGAATCAAGTGAATTTGAATTTCTTTATGTTATACATGTTTTATCTATAGAAGAGGATATCAAATGTTATATAAGTAATCATACTAATAATATTTATTCTTATAATACGAAAAAAGAGCTTGAAGATATAAAGGAAAAATATGGACATTAGAAAAATAAAAGATAATAAGTATAAATCGAACGAATTAATAGAATCAATTTTTGCTTTTAAAAGAGAAAAATGTGACGGGCTTTCACTCGTTGATACTCTAATAGAATATTCGTTTCATTATGATATACCTATTCAAGAGGTAGGTAATGTCATATCAGAGCATTCGGAGTTTGTCTCTATGTTAGAAAAACAGTTAGAGAGAGACGGTTATATATTAAAAGATAAAAGTAAAAATGATATAGAGTTAAACGAAGAGGAATGGTAATAAATGGGATTAAGTTATAATGAGCAATATAATATATGCTCAGGTATATTTATGGCATTTAATAATAAATCAAATAAAAGAATATTAAGTGTTTCTCATGGTAAAGAGAAAAGAGAAATAATGAAACAAATATTCCCATATAAGCAATACGAATCTTGGACAAAAGAAAATTTTATATTAGCTTGTTTATATATTATGTTTACAAAGTCGCCTAGTTCTCTTAATTCGTCGTATGAGTTATTAGTTGATATAGAAGAAAAAAATATAATGAAATTTAAAAACGAAATACTCTATTATAAAAAATATCTAATAGATGACATAAATAGAATAAACATTGAGAGTTTTGACGTAAGCTTAGATTATATTATAAGTGAATATAGGTTAGGAAAAATAAAATGGTATACATTTTATTTTTATATACTAGTCAATAATGAGATGGAAAAAATAAACAAATCAAGAATAAATAAGCATTTGATGGAAAAAATAAACAAGCTGTTATTATATATAACGTTTTCAGAAAAATCTGTATTAGAGATTAGAAAATTAATGAAAGAAAACATATCAATAAATTAAGCAAAAACTAAGTATAATTATAACAATAAAAGGATTAAAATGAAAAAAGTTGATACGAGTAATTTTATATGGGCTGAGCGATATAGACCTCAGGTTTTAGATGATGTAATATTACCAGAAGCCACAAGAAAAAAATTTAAAGGATATCTTGACGAAGGTAGATTCCCTCATACATTATTATCATCTACTTTTCCAGGTTTAGGTAAATGTCTTCATGAAGATGAGGAAATGGAATTATGGGTTGAAGATGATATTTATGACTTACTAACAAACTAAGAAAAAACTTATAGATAAATATATAAAGGGACCAAATGAAGAAAATAAAAATAAAAATAGGTGATTTGTTTAATAAATTAGATATTAAACAAATAGACATAGTAAAACAAATAAACGGTATATATGTAAAAACTCCTGCTGGAAATTTAACAGAGGTAAAAGGATTTATTAAAAAATCGCCTAAAAAGATATTTAAATATGATTTTACCAATAATATATCTATTAAGTGTTCTGACGAACATCTATTTTTAAATGATGGAAAAGCAACACATGCAAAAAAATGTAATAAAATAGATACGATTAATGGACAAGTCGATAAAGTATCAGAAGAATATGTGTGTACAGATAATGTTTATGATATTTGTATAGATGATCCTCATCTATATATTACGCCTAATGGTGTAATACATCATAATACTTCCCTCGTTACAGCAATAATAAAAGAATTAGATGCGGATGTTAAATGGCTAAATGGTTCTCAAGATAGAGGAATAGACACATTTAAAGTTTCTGTTAAAGAGTTTATAACGTCTGTATCTATAGACGATAGTCCCAAGATTGTAGTAATTGATGAGTGTTTAGAAGAAAACGAAGAAATTATGATTTCTGACTCTGAAACTATGAAATTAAAAGATATGGTAATAGGCGAAACATACGAATGTATGTCTTTTAACAAAGAAACTTCTCTAATAGAAAAAGATACATGCGAAGTAATATCATTTAAAGATGACGAAGTTTACGAAATAGAAACAGAAGATGGTAGAACAGTTAAATTAACAGGCGATCACCCTATTTTAGTAAAAGATAATATAGGAAATGTTACTAAGAAAAGTATTAATGAAGGCCTGTCTGAAGAAGATTATATTATTGACTGGTTTATAGAAGAACAGTCTAATAAAGATTCTTTAGGCGTACCTGTTACAGTAAATATGAGAAAGGACCAAGTAGATATATTAAAAAATTCCAATATTAATCTAGAACATTTATTAAGAGGTTTCTTGGACACTATTATAGAGGAACAAAAATGAAAATTAAGACAATAAGAAAATTAGGTGTTAAAAGAGTTGCGAACGTGACAGTACATAACAATCATACTTTTTTACAAAGTAAAGGTTTTACAGTATCGAATTGTGATGGATTAACAAAAGACGCCCAAAAAATATTAAGAGGTTTAATAGAGGAATTCTCTAAAAATAGTACATTTATATTAACCTGTAACTATAAAGAACAACTTATAGAACCTCTAAGAAATAGATTCATTCATTTCGATTTTGACTCTCTATACAATCAGAATAAAAAAGATATAGGCTTACAAATATTTAATAGATTATCTTTTATACTAGATAATGAAAATGTTGAGTACGAGAAAAAAGATCTTCAGCCAGTTGTATCAAATATGTATCCTTCAGTTAGAAAAATGGTTTTAGTTCTACAACAAAGTATAGATGATAATAAACTAAATTTAGATGAAAATATGATTAATCTAAATACACGCTTTTCTGAGATTATGGTTTTTATAAAAGATAAAAAATTTGTTGATGTTAGAAGAAGACTACAAGACCTAGATGACCCTGGTAGTCTATATACATATATATTCAAACATTTAGATGAATGGTTCAAACAACCTAGCCAACCTCAAGTTGTTTTATTATGTGCAAAATACCAAGATATGCATGAGAATTCAAGAGATAAAGGAATATGTGCTGCCGCTTTTGCTGTAGAATTAATGGGTACACCTAGTATAGAATTTATTTAAGTTATAAATAAACATAAAAGGAAGGTTTATCATGAATAAATTTGAAGAAAAACTACTTGCTTCTCAGGATACATGGGCAAAATATAATCTTGGTACTAGAGGTACAATGATTGTTTTTCTATTATCTTTTATTGTTGTTGTTATAGCTAGTTTTAATGGTGTTATAATACCGTCTGCAGTAGTAGATATGGTATTTTATTCTAACATAGTAGCATACGCTACGGTTACGCTAGGTATAAACGGTATAAAAATAATTTTAGACGGTATAGCAAAAATTAAACAGGGCACACCCTCTGGTAAGGAATTGTAATGTTTAGTTTTATAGGAACGTTTTTTAGCTCAACTAAAAACATAATAATTGCTATAGGTGCTGCTTTAATAGGAGGATACGTTCTTAAGTTAAAGTACGATTCTTATCAAGCTAAAGATAGGTTGAAAGCAGTAGAAAATAAAATTGCAAAAGCAAATGTTGTAATAGCAACTAAAAAAGCTAAAGCTAAAGCTTCTGCAGTAAAAATAGAAACGTCAACTGAAGTAGAAGTTCTTAGAGAACTAAAGAAAGAAAGTAAAAAGGTTCAAAAAGAAATGCAGGATATAGAAAAAGATATCCATAAAGCAAAGGCATCTAAAAAGGTAGTAAATAGAACAAGAAGTAAAAAAATTAATATAGAGGTATAGAAATGAAAACCTTTAGTGAATTTATAAATGAAGGGAAAAAGTTCCACCCAATTGATGTATTTCAAGAAAGATGGGTAATTACAGATGGTAAAGACATTGTTAGTCCAGAAGATGGAGCAATATACTTAATTGCACAATTTAAGAAAATGATGAAAAACTCAAAGAAACATGACCAATATGATCATGTATTTTATCCAACAGAAAAGCTAGCAAAAGAAGGCTATGAAACCTTTAAAGATGCTATTGGATCAGAAGCTATTTCATCTGGTGATATTAAAATGTGGAAAGTTAAAAAACTTTCATATGCATAGGAGTTTATAAAATGAAATTTAGAGATTTATTAGAATCAACAGATATTATAAAGGTTGCTAAAGAATTACTTAAGCATAAAGATATAAATACAGCTGTAGAAAATAAAGATGGCTTATTGGATATACTTATTAAATCAGATGGTATGAACGATAGTATAGGTAAAGCAATTAAAAAAGCTGGAATGTTTATCAAACACGCTTATGACGGATTTAGTGGTGATAGTTTTGAGTTAGCACCTATAAAGGATGCTAAAAAATATGGCGTTACTATTAATGAGGTTAAACAACTTGATAGAGAAGATTTAGAAGGCTTAGAAGCTGATAAACTAATGAGAGAACTAGAAAAAAATAAAAACAAGAAAGTTCAATCTAAAGTAGATGCAGATGGATATCAGATAGACTATATAATGACTAAAGAAGCAACATATATAGTATACTACGAATATTCTGACGATGATGATAGAGGTGCACCTATGAGGATTATTAAAAACCCTAATAAGAAAGATATAAAAGAGTATAAGGATTCTTTATAATGAAAACGTTTAGTGAATTTATAAATGAAGGAAAAGAAATATTACCAATGTATAATGGTATTATGAAAGATATAGAAAAAGAATATGGTAAAGTGGAATTTGAGAATTCCATGGGTTCATTATCTGTATCAAAAGATGGTGTTATTATAGGTCATATTAATAGAAGAAATATTAAAAAATGGAAAGAAATAATAGATAAAAAATTAGAACTTATTTCTAAAACGCCTAAGGGCAAGAAAATAGCCGACGAGACGAATATAACAAAAGACAATCACTAGGAATATTAGAAGTAGATGCAATATAAATAATATAAAAAGGAGAAGAAAAAATGAAAACATTTAGAGAATACGTTAATGAAGGTGCTAAAATCAATATTGAGGTAGATTTTATGGCAGAGAGTGAAGATGAATTAAACGCTGAAGAAATCGCAATGTTCAAGAAGAGAAAAATAAAGATTACTTTTAAGAAAGGGGAGACTGCAATTTTATCAGGAACTAAAAAGTCGATTATTAGCTATTTAACTGATAAAGACTTTTATGACCTTGATATTGAAGATGCAAAAGATGTGTACCCTGAATTATTTGAATAATAACTAAAAGGGATAATAAATGAAAAATATAATACTAAGTACTGTATTAGTTTTACTAGTAAGTGGTTGTGCTGATAAAAAGATAATATTAGTACCATCTAATACATATTATCCTACATTCCCGACGAAGGATTTCCAGAAGTCTGAAAAATATTCCCTAGAAGTATGGGAAGAACAAGAAGATGTTAACGGGACGATAAAAAAATACCTTGTTGCTGATAAATACGAGGCGTTTGGCTTTATAAGAAATACTAAAGAACTTAGAAGCAATTATAATTTACTACTTAATAGAATAAAATTATTTAATAATAAAATAAAAAAGCTCAACACTGAACAAAAAAATAAAAAACCCATAGAAGTAAATGACGTAAATCTAGAAGATTTACAATAAAATTAAGTATTATGGTGTTATAATTAGTTATATAAAAATAAAGGATAAAAATGTCTGTACCTGTAGAAATAAAGGTTTTAAGAGATGCATATACGAGCGATCACCAAGTAATGTTTTCCTCTTATGTTATAGATAGATTTTCTTTAACTTTCGAAGATTTAAAGATAAAAACAGAAGATTTAGAAAATGTTATAGATAAAATTAAAGAGGTTGATAAAAACTTAGTAAGAACAGATTTTCCTATTTCTGCATTTTACGATTTTCATATATTAGAGTCAGATAATAATTTGATAACATTTGATAGTTATGATAATAAAAAGAGAATATCAATAAATTATTATTTTAATTCTTATACAGATTCTAAGGTTATATTTGATATAATACAATCGTTTCAGGATAAAGACGATGAGATTTTTGTAACAATAAATAGTCTTTCATTGGACGAGCAAAGAAAAATAAAAAATATAGAAAATAAAAAAGTTAAAAGTGATTTTAATTATAATTCTTTAGCATATTATCCTTATATAGATACTGTCGAAATGTTTAAGCAATATATGATTTCAGATAGTAATATTCTTTTATTATGTGGTACTCCTGGTACAGGTAAAACACGTTTAGGAGATTGCTTTATGAAATATCTATTAGACGAAAGTGAAGATGATATTACATTAAGTAATGCTAAAACAAAGAAGATTTCATTAGATGAAGACGATATCTATATGTCTGAAACAAATAAAGGTGTGAAAGTTGCTTATATAAAAAATGAAGAAATTTTAGCTACTGATGAGCTATGGAATATATTAAAAGAAGATGAATATAACCTCGTTTTTTTAGACGATTTAGATTATTCTTTATTACCAAGAACGCAGCAAATAAGTAGTTCTGAGGATATACAAAAGAACAAATTTATTAGTAATTTATTAAGTTTTACCGATGGAATATTTGAATCTGGTAATAAAACAAAATTTATTATAACAAGTAATAGACCCGTAGAAAATATAGACACAGCTGTACTTAGAAAAGGCAGAACATTTGATATTTTAGAATTAAGAAAACTAAAAAATGAAGAAGCAAAGAATATATGGTTAAGTAATGGTTTAGATGAAGAATTATTTTATAAAGAAATTGGTAGAGATAAAGAAGTGTTACAAGCAGATTTAGGTACTACTATATCAATGATAATAAAAGCTAAAGCTAAAAACATTGAAGTAAAACCTTATATTAAAGAAAACGGTATATCTTTATATTCTAAAGTTAAAAATCCTAAAAAAATAGGTCTATAATTAAGTAATAACTTTCTAAACTAATGATATTATATAACTAAGTTACTTAATATATAAATATAAAAGGATTTATATGAGTTATATAACAGCTAAGGAAGTAAAAAATAGACTAGGTATTACTAGTCAAACCTTAAATAACTATAGAAGAAA